TTGCTTATTGTTGTTTAAAAACACTTGCGCCGATGACCAATCTTCAAAAGTAAGTAGGCTTTTGAAGCTATCTGGATGTGCTGTTTTCAAAAAGAAAATGCAGTTTTGTTTATAAAGTTCCATCATTGTTTCATGACTTCTCTTTAAACTCTCATACTCTGGATCTCCGGGTAACTTGTTGTTTGCCCTTAAAGCACTCATTCTATTGATGTGTGCATAGTTAAGGATTTCAATCCCCCTGTTCATCAGAGTGAGATACAGTACATAAGACATTTTAACTATTGAAATAGCTATCCCTGTCGCACGAAGAAAGTAGATGATAGTGCAAGATACCCAACCGAGTAAGAAGCACCCTACTGCTAATACTATCACTGGTAACATACTCACCTCAAAAAAAATATCCACATAGATGTTATTGTCTATGTGGATATTATAACGGCTTATGAGGAGTATGTCAAGCTATTATTTTGAAGCCAAACGACGGAAGATACTTTCGGCTAGCTTGTTCGCCATAGCTTCCGTCTTTTTCTCTTTGAGAAGGCGAGCGGCGACTCGACGGGCTACTTCAGCGATAATCTCTTCTTCGCTCTCCATAACTACACCCTCTTCTTCTTCGTCTGCCTCTTCTTCTTCGCCTTCTTCTTCGGCTTCAGGAGCGTCTACAGGTTCAACAGGCTCACCCCCTTCTATACCAGCAGCATCACCCCCTTCTTCCTCTTCACCAACCTCAACTTCAGCGTCGAGGCCAAGTAGATCAGCAAGATCGTTTACAATGTTAGCAAACTTTTCTTCTTTGTCTTCGCCCATGCCACCTTCATCACCCATGCCCATTGGCGCAGGCTCTTCTGGTATTGCTGGCTCGTCACCCATGCCCATTGGCGCAGTCTCTTCGGCATCCATGTCAACAGTGACATCTTCCTCTTCCTGTTCAAATAGACCTTCGTCCATTGTTTCTTCTTCAGCCTCGTTTCTCATTTTCTTTTTTTCTCTTTGTCCCTTATCATGCTGACCGGGCATGTAACTGCCCTCTTTCAGCGGATTAATAGAAGCGAGTTTCATAAAGCGACGAATCTCTGATTCATTCAATAGTGTTTTGCGAGCCATTTTTTGTATTCTCCTTGAATAAGCTTAAAATAAATAGTTATGAATTGTTGAATAGTTCATCAGACAATTCATGAAAATTGTTTTTCTTCAGTTTAAATAGTGTCTGGTTTTCTATTTGCTTTACTCTTGAGAAAGAAATTCCTTCTCTTTCTGCGACCTGTCTCAATGATAAAGGCCCATTTATATAGACACTGATGAGACAACAATTAAACTCTTTCTCGTAGTCAATATTGAACCTGCACTTTTTTGCTTCGCAACATTCTTCATCTTTTAGACATTGCTGGGCACATACTAATAAATCATCTTTATTCATAGCTCTGGAAACTCCTGTGCGATTAGGTCAAAAATATGCTCCTTTTCTGTATCATCAAGAAATCCAAAGTCTTCAACTTTCTTTTTACCCTTATTCTTCAATCTCTGTAGTTTCATATATCTTCCTTTGCTTAGGAGTTTGTGTTCAATCGCGTATTTGTCCAAAAAGTTGATTACATTCTCTTCTTCCTGAATGATGCCATCAATAACAGCACGAAATAACTGAGAAACCCGAAGATTGTAGTTTCTCAGCTTGGTCAGAAGTCTAGCATGATCATCATCAGTTACACTAAATCTGATCACTTTAAGTTCTTGACCATATTCGTATTTCTCAGACACTACCACTTCCTACTATTAATATGGGTTCCGCTCTCTTTTGTACCAGCAGGAGTTTGCTTAATAAACCTTGCTTTGGCTTGCAGTTCTCTGACATTTCTTGCACCAGAATAGCTAAAACCAGACTTAATATTTCTCTTGAGATCTTGTAGGATAAGGTCTACATGACCACGATATGGAACTTTGCTTGATACTCCCTCAAAAGAACTATATTTACCTTTCCAATCGAACTGAGCCTCTTTTGAAGCCATGCCTCTGTAGGTCTTCCAAGTGGCTCCATTTTCACTAAAAATCCTTCCCGGTGTCTCAGCAGTCCCAGCAAAAATAGAGCCGCACATCACAGCGTCAGCCCCCGCAGCAAGTGCTTTTACGATGTCTCCTGCATTGCGAATACCACCATCAGCAATAATCCCAACATCTCTATCAGTCTTTGCACATTCTAAAATTGTTTGAAAACCCGGCATTCCATGTCCTGTCTGAATACGGGTAGAACAGATAGAACCACCACCAATATTACAGCGAACAGAATTGGCACCCCAATCTGCAAGATCGTTAATTCCTTTGAGTGTTGCAACGTTCCCAGCCATTATGTGTGTCGTATAAATATATCCTCTTAATATAGTCAGTGCTTCTTTCATAAGGACATGGTGTCCATGTGCAACATCAAGACATATGAAGGAAGCACCAGCATTAACAGCAGCACACGCTCTCTCAATATAGTCTCCCGTAATACCAACAGCAGCACCCACCAATGCCTCAGTTGGGTTACAGTTCTTGATTAACTGAACTTGTTCTTCAATTGTATTATAGCGGTGAATAATACCAGCACCACCTTCTTCCGCAATAACAATAGCCATTGAATCTTCTGTGATGGTATCCATAGGAGATGAAAGAATAGGCATTTCTAGACCTATTCCTCGAAACTTCCCTCCCAAAAAGGTTGAGATATCTATTTCACTACGACTGCGAATATCGCTATATTGCGGCTCAAGCAGCACATCGTCATATGACAAACCTTCTTCCAAACATTTTATAAACATTACTTCTCCCTATTGTTTTTGATAAATTGTGTTATCTCTTCTGGACGATACCACATTTGAGAATCTGCATTTTCTGGCTCTTTGTGTTTCATAAAAGTTACCTTTGTATTCTTTCCGCCAGTTTTTACATAACAGATTGTAGGAACTCCACTGAAACCAAACCTTTCTTCAAGACCTTTTCCATCCTTCATATTGAAAGCAAAGAAGTAGATTCCATTGTGGTTTTCTGAGATCTTCTCGTATTCCGGTTTCAGTGCATGACATAAATGACAGTTGGTGCCATATAGTTTAATAACAACATCGTGTTGCTCTTGAACTTCTCCATTTAAGATTTGTTCAAGACTTCTTCTATCAATTCTGATTACAGGCATTTTCAAGACTGTCTCCTTTTTTATTAAATATTTGTTTTGTTTTGTCGATACATTCAGGACAAAACAAACTAACGCGGATAGGCTCTTCGTACACAACCACTCTCCAAGTCATTGCATGTTCTTTACTTTTTGCATCAAAAGGAGCACTACAGGCAGAGCAGTTATTTGGTCTATGGCCAAACTGTTCAACCTTCTCTGCAAGTTGCTCATTACCTTTATTGTTCTTTTTTAGCTTTCTGCGTTGTTCTCTATTCACGTTCTAATGCTCCGATTATTGGTGAAGGTTTTCTTACATATTTTTCAAGATATGGAGAAGAATCAAATACAACCACAGCAGACGGGAAAGGAGCACTGTTTGTTGAATCTCCGAACTTCAATCTACCTTTTACAAAATAAATTAAGTTTGCCTTCATGACATATTCATGCCAGTAGGTCGTATCTGTTCTTGCTGGGATCAAGCAAACAACTTGTGTTAGAGGTTTTAGTCCTTCCTCGTAAGCTTTTTTGATCCATTTCCCTATTTCTCGACCATAGGGAGGATTCATAAAAACATTATTTCCTCCCCAATCTTGTTCAAGCCCATTGTCTTTTGGTGTAAAAAACTTAACAGTTTTATTGTTTATACCATCAGAGCAAGGATCAAGGCTGAATGGCCCAAACATTTTATTCAATTTTTGGTAAAAATCATCTGGAGTTGACCATTCATTAGTCTTCGAACTAAACATTACTTTTTTTGTATTCTCGTTCATATATTCTCCCTTTAAAATCCCGTGCTTCCCAATGCGCCATCACCTCTATTCGAAAAGGTAGGACAATCTTTATATAATTCTTTCTCTTCTATTTCATTTATTCTGAATGGTATTCCTTGCAAAAGAACACCTTGAGCGATCTTTGTTCCCGGCTCAATCCATTGCCCAAGCCTACCAACATTGTGAAGATTTACAAATATTTCACCATCATATCCAGAATCAACTACACAGGCACCAACAAGCAATTGAGACTTATAAGCCACACCGGATCTATTTTTAATTTCAAAATAATAACCGTGCGGTATTTCTAACTTAATCCCGGTAGGGAACAAAGCTGTTTCCCCCCGACCCAGATAAATTTGCTTGTCGCGCTGCTCAGGACAATAATATAAGTCCAGTCCAGCATCCGATGGATTAGCTCTTGTTGGAGTAACCACATCGGAGCGGACTTTTGTATAATTAAGTATCATTCGTCTACTCCAGCCTCACCAGTGATGAGTTTATAGCTTTCATAGACTTCATCAATGTCCACCTTGTTCTTGAACATACGATAAGCCTTGACTGCTGCTCGTATCTCATCAGTGTTCAGCCAGCCCTGCTCACGGAACTCACTGCGTAGCTCTCGCTTTTGTTCCATGTAAGGCTGGATAGCATCTTCAATAGCCTTTAGGCTACGAATGTACTCTATGATGTAACGCTTCTTTTCTTCTGCTGTATCTGCCATGATTCCTCCTTTTGGCATTAATAATGTAACTGGTTGGTGTCTGGTTGTCAAGAAGAAAGTCTTGATTTATTAAAATTGTAAGGCCAAACGGTATCATGATTATGATGAACACCTTTCAGTTTGGCACCTGTCAGATAGGCACATCTCAGATCGGCAAATCTCAGATCGGCACCTCTCAGATCGGCACCTCTCAGATCGGCACCATACAGATTGGCACCATTCAGATCGACACCATTCAGATTGGCACACAACAGATTGGCACCTCTCAGATTGGCACCTTGAAGTCCTTCTTCTGAAAAAAACAAGGCTTTAATTTGCTTATATGAAAGTTTTTGAGAAATATTGCATTCAAACCAGAACACCTCATTTGATTTACTACAGAGCAAGATTGCCACAGGCTTCTTTTGCCAGTTCAAAAACAAATCGCCTTCTTTCATATTTGTTGTCCTTACTGTTCGAAATGTATTCTAATCTGTGTTGTCTGTCAACAAGAAAGTCTTGATTTATCAAAATCAGAAGGCAAAATGGCACCTTTCAGAATGGTATCTCTCAGATAGGCACCTTTCAGATCGGCACCTGTCAGATTGGCACGATACAGATTGGTGCCTCTCAGATCGGCACAATACAGAGAGGCATGATTCAGATAGGCACCTCTCAGAACGGCACCTTTCAGATTGGCACCTTTCAGATAGGCACCTCTCAGATTGGCACCATCCAGATCGGCACCATCCAGATCGGCACCTAA